TTTCGGCTCGTTTTAGAATTGGCCTAGATCCACCAACCGCGCGGCTTTGGGCCGTTTCGGCTCGTTTTTCGAAGGTTCTAGGCTATAGAGGAGAAAAAACAAAAAACGGTTTTATTTTTTTCTCTATAAGACCTAGACTGGCTTAAAACGAGCCGAAATGGCCCAAAGCCATACAGGGCTTGACTCTCCGGCGGTTTCCAAAACGAGCCGAAATGGCCCAAAACGAGCCGAAATGGCCCAAAGCCATTGGAATGGTCGGCGGCCAATTAGTGAAACCGGCCCAAAGCCATACAGGGCTTGACTTTACAGGTAAATTAGTGGATAATCGCCTGTGTAGGCATTCTCGTGCCTCGTTTGGGTAGAGCCTCATCATTTGACAAAGGTGGTGAGGCTCGTTTCCAGAACCTTTGTCAAGCCAGAGACACCATGACTACCAAAGTCCAACGCGCAGCGAAAATCAAAGCAGGCAGGAAAGATAGTGGCCGTAAAAAGCATTGGACTCTTGCACGTGCCACTACGCTGGCCGCGAAGCTTCCTGACATGTTCTCCGAAGGACAATCCATCACAGAGGTTTGCGTTGAGCTGAAGATTGCTCGTCAGACATTCTACGAGATGCGCGATGATTACATCGTATTTGCAGACGCAGTTGAACTCGGACTTCAACAATCTGAGGCGTGGTGGACTCGTTTAGGACGTGAAGGATCTTCATGCGCGCATCCCATACAGCCTCAAACGTGGATCTTCAATATGAAGAATCGCTTCAAGTGGGTTGACCGTTCAGAGCTAACCGGAGGCGACGGCAAAGACTTATTCATGGCCTTTACTCAAGCCATGGGCAAAGTCCATGAAGATGAAGAGGCTCGCTGACCTTGGCTGCCACGGCCCAGCAAATCGATCTACTCGCGCAAACAGTCACGCGCGCGATCTTAGAGCCTGATTGGTTCTGCCAAGATATCCTGAAGTGTAAGAATGACCAATGGCAATCAGAGATGATGAACGCCGTTGCAGATCTGGATCGAATCAGATGGGGTATGGAGCCGATGTTTAACCACGATGCGCTCAACAGATTCACCGTGCGCGCAATGCACGGGCCGGGCAAAACGCACTGGATTGCGAAGATGATGCACTGGTGGGGCTTCACTCGCCGTGGTCGATGCGCGGTCACAGCGCCGAAGGAAAAGCAACTCACGACTCGCGTCTGGCCGGAATTCCGAAAGGTGAAAATGAACGCAGATAGAGGATATCAAGCACTCATCGAAGTCGCGAAGACTTCCATCATCTGGGCCAACGATCCTGATTGGTGCGCCATAGCAGAATCTGCGGCCTCGCCTGAGAACCTTGCAGGCCTCCACGATGACTGGATCTTGTATTTAGTCGAGGAGGCCAGCGGAGTTGCCGAAGAGATGTTTCCAGCGATAGAGGGCATGCTAACTACCGACACCGCCATACTCGCTATGATCGGCAACCCAACAAGGACTACCGGCGAATTCCATGCCTCTCATATGAAGCGTGGGACAAAAGAACTGTACTACAAGAAGGCGATCCAACATCACGAGTCATCGCGCATATCTCCGAAGTGGGTTAACGATATGATTGGGAAGTATGGTATCGATAGTCCTGTAGTTCAGGTGCGCGTCTTTGGCAACTTCGTCGATGCTGAAGAGCGCCAATTACTTGCGCTGGCTTGGCTCCAAGACGCCATCGAGAGAGAATTCAAAGAGGACGGCTCACTGCCTCGTCTTTCCGTTTCGGCCGATGTGGCAGACGGCGGTATTGATTCGAGCATCGTGTCAGTGGCATGGGAGTTCGAATCATTCACCTATTTGAAGAAGCAATACAAGTTCAACTTTCCAACCGCTGTTTCTCCTCCCAAAGTCGCTCATGCTGCGGCCGCGATCTATGAAGAGGAATGGAAGCTTGCGAACTTCATCGATGGCAAGCTCATCGTGGATGCTGTGGGCGTTGGATCTGGAACGGCTGGCACCTTGATTCTGGAGTATCCAGAGATTCCGGTCATAGTCTATAAGGGCGGAGCAAGCTCAGACGACCCAGAGGAATGGGACAATAGACGCACCCAGTCATACATTGGCTATCGAAACGATTTGCGAGATGGCAAGATCATCATCGCTGAAGACTATTGCGAGCCAGAAGATTGGGATGATTTTCTTGCGCAACACGTATCTATCAAGCTCGCCGAAGGAACTGAAAAGCGAGAAGCCTTGGAGACTAAAAAACAAATGCGTTCACGTGGAATTAAATCGCCTGATATGCCGGATTCAATAAAGCAACACTGGACAACCGCGCCTGCCATCGCAGGCTCCAGCAACTTCATGGAAGCTATGGGTGCAATGGAAGATCACTCGAATGCTTGGTAAAATCGCGAAGCTGTTCAAGAAAGAGGCTCCAGCCGTTGTGCTGAAGACCGAAGACATCGCATATGCCGAAAATGCATTGCTGACTAGTTTTGACTATGTTGACTATAATCCTGACGACCTGATCGGGCGCAAAGGATACAAGGTCTATCAAACGATGATGACCGATGAACAGGTCAAGGCCGTGGTGCGATTCCGGCGCGACTCGATCACCGGCCGCACATGGGGCTTCGAGGACAATCCATCATTGAGCGACGCAGAGAACGCCAAGCGCAAAAAAGTCCTGACAGCGATCCTGAAGAAAGTTGACGGCTCATTCAAAACGAAGCTTGATGCTATGATGTCCAGCTTGACCTGCGGCTTTTCTATGGTGGAAAAGAGTTTCGACTTAATGGACATCGGCGGCAAGCAGTGGTATGGGATCAAATCGCTGACCAAGAAGCCTTTCGACAGTTTCTATTTCAAGCTGGATAACTTTGGCCAGCTGGTCGGCGTTGAGCAACGACTGGGAGCATATAGCGCTGACCTTAAGCTGAAGGACTTCGTTCACCACGTCCACAATGCTGACGTCCACCCTTACTATGGCCAGAGTGAATTGCGCGAAGCATATCGAGCATATTGGAGCAAGGACATAACCCATCATCTCCAAAATGTCTGGCTCGAACGCGCGGCTGCAGGCTTCACGATTGCCAAGCCGTTAAAGGGCAAGACGTTGACTCTCAAGAGTCCTGAATACACAGCCATCAAGAGCGTTCTGAGCAATCTGCGCTCGAACGCTTCAGTATTGTTTCCCGCAGACATGGATATCACCATTATTCATCCTTCCGACACGCAGGCATTTGATCGCGCCATTACCGGCCATGACAAAGCAATAGCCAAAGCCTTATTAATGCCCAACCTTTTAGGTTTGAGCGAGCAAGGGCCGGGCGGCTCGCGCGCACTAGGCGACACGCAACTGGAAGCATTCCTCTGGATACTAGATAGTGAATCGATGGGACTTGTCGAGACTGTTAATGAACAATTGATCGCCGATCTCGCGCGGCTTAACTTTCCTGATGGCTTGTTTCCGCGATGGATCTTGATGGATCTATCTGAAAAGAAGTCCATGGAGCAATTGGACAAATTCATCGCTCTGGTCAATGGCAACGCAATTACTCCGCTCGAATCCGATGAAGTCCACGCACGACAGCTCTTGAAGTTCCCAGAGAAGTCGAAGGGCGAAGAAGAAAGTGACAACATAGATCCTGCCACCGCGCTATCAGGCACTCAAGTCGCTGCCATGCTCACAGTGCTGGATAAGGTCGCGGCCGGATCGCTTCCGCGCAAGACAGGCATACAAGTATTGATCAATAGCTTTCCCATCAATAGCGAGCAGGCCGAAGCCATCATGGGCGAAGTCGGTAATGGGTTTGAACCGAAGACAGAGACTCCTGTCCCTGAAGATGAGCCTGAATTGGACGACGAAGGCGACCCGATTCCGCGCGAGCCTCAGCCGCCGCCGAATACGGATGAACAAGTCAACCCGATATTGCAAGATCCTGACGATGAAACGATTAGGCCGAAGAAGCGCGTGGTGGTCACGACTGGCAGAATGAAGGCCGTTATAGATCGCGTTGAGTTCGCCGTCATCGCGAGTAAAAGCGAAAGCATTGAAACGGCCTTCATCATTGATTTGTCTGCGCGCAACTTAGATCTGCTGACGCCTGTCACCAATGATTTAGTGCTTCTGGACACGATGTCAGCCGACAAGGTCCAAGACGTCAAATTCAGCAGTCGTCAAATCTCGAAGCTTCAGGCGTCCACTAAGCGCATGCTGACTTCTTCATGGGCCTTGGGAATCAAGCACGCCAAGAGCGAGATCAATCGCGCATCTGGCAAGACGTTCACCGTGGACTTCGCGCGGCTCGATAATGAGGCTGCTGACTTCTTTAACTCCAAGTCGTTTACTATGACCGGAAAGCTCACAGCCGATATGCTCGCGATTATCCAGAACGAGTTAAGTCAGGCCATCAAATCATCGGCCTCTGGACGCAATACGGTTGACGCGATCTATCGCGCCATGGCAGCCAAAGGCTTCCTCACGATGGAGGATGCACAATCACAAATGCAGGATATTCTCGACTCAAAAGAGAGTGCCACCGCACGCCTCGCCACCGTAGTTCGAACCAATTCATTTGAGGCCATCAACGAGGCGCGCTATTCGTATTTCACTGATTCCACGTTGGACGAGTTTGTTCAGGCGCTCGAATACTCATCCATCCTTGATTCGCGCACCACTCAGATCTGCAATCACCTTGATGGCCATACTCACGCTGCTGAAGGCGATATCTGGGGCAAGATTTACCGGCCGCCAAATCACTTTAACTGTCGCAGCCTCCTCATTCCCGTCACGACCTTCGATACATGGGAAGAGGACGAGCCGCCCGAACTACTACCACAAGAGGGATTCAGATGAAGCAAGAACTATTCGCAGTTGGCAAGTGGAATGGAATGGCGTTCACTCTCGCCGATCTAAAATCGATTGCGGCCAACTTCAGCCTTCTGAAGAAGTATCTTCAAGTGCCGTTGAAGCTTGGCCACAATGACGCTCAAGCCGTGACCGACGGCCAACCTGCCTTGGGCTGGATAACGGCCGTTGAAGTTATCGGCGAGAAGTTAGTTGGCACATTTGAGTCTGTACCGTCGATTGTCCAAAACGCATTCGACAAGAAGCTTTACCGGAACGTCTCTATTGAGCTTGATTTTGATGTCACTCATAAAGACGTTCACTATGATTTTGTTCTTACAGCTGTTGCGTTGCTCGGTGCGGATATGCCTGCCGTTAATACGCTGAATGACCTTGGAGCCTTCTTGGCGTCAAGGAATAGCGAGCTGGCTGGATGCGGATATTCCGCGAATCGTCAGGCAACTTTCACATCAATCACAGGAACCATAAAGGAGACTATTATGACACCTGAAGAAATAGCAGCGATGGTGGCAGCAAACGCAGCGCTCAAGCTCGCGAATGACACGCTCACCACGCAGATCGGAACCATCCAAACGTCTTTGGAGAATCAGACAGCGACCTTCGCTGCTGATAAACTGAAGAACGAGGCGAGCGTCAAGCGCGTCAAATTCACAGCCATCTTAGAGAAGGCCGTCACTGACAAGATCATCTTGCCGGCGCAACGGGAAGCTTTTTCTGGCATTCTTAAACTGGACGACGATGCAGCTGTCATGGCACTCGAAGAGCCGACCGTCACTGCGTTGTTCGCTGGCATGACGCCGAAGGGCAAAGACACCGGCCTGAACGACGATGGCACGCCCAAGGACGAAGAGGATGAAGATCCAAGCGTGAAGTTAAGTGCTATGACTTTCTCTCACATGGCCAAATCGGGCAGCAAGGACTTCGCGGCCTCCATGGAAATAGTCATGTTGGCTGAGCCTGAGTTGGCTCGTGCTTACATTGACAGCAACGGGGAGGTTGAATAGTCATGTTTCAAGGTAAACACGATCTCGTATCTATCGACGCTGGCGCGGATCTATCGACGCACCAGCACAAGGCAGTCTCAGTTGCAGGCACCATCGCTGCCACTGGTGCCACCGCAATCGGGCTTCTTCAAAACAAGCCTGCTGCATCAGGCCGTCAAGCTTCGGTCGGCTATCAAGGACTGATGAAAGGCTATGCCGGCGCGGCTATCAGTAAAGGCGCAGGTGTCATGGTAACCACTTCCGGTTTCCTTATCACCGTCACTTCCGGCGCATTGTCTAACGGCAAGGCATTGGTTGCGGCTAATTCCGGCGATTTATTTGCCGGCCTCTTCAACTTCACGAACGGCTATCAGGGAGCATAAGCATCATGAAGAATCGTAAAAAGTTTGGCGCCACGGCCGAAGATATGCACATTGATGTCTTGCTGTCGAATGTCGCCATGGGATACCGGCCGTCAGGGTTGATCGCTGACCTGATCTTTCCTGAAGTGACGGTGCAAAAACAGTCAAATTACTTCACCATCTTTACGCGCGCGGATGCGCTACGGATAGAAAACGACGACAGAAGCCCCGGCGCAGAAGCGAATGAAATTACACGAAGTATGTCCAGCGAGACATATTACTGTAACAACAAAGCTCTGAAGTATCCTGTCACAATTGAAGACAAGGCGAACGCAGACCCCATCTATGTTCAACGCCTTATCAACGGCCGTGTTGAATTCATTTTAGACAAATTAGGTCTGGGATGGGAGAAGCGCATTGCCGATAAAGTGACCAATCCGGCGAATGTTGGCAGCTCATCCGCTGTTGCGTCCGGTTGGGTCGATCATGCGAATGCTGACGTGCTGGGCGACCTTCACCAAGGCATTGAGAACGTGAAAGACTCCACCGGCCTGACGCCCAACCGGATTGTCTTTGGTGAATCGGCATGGCGCAACGTGCGTCGAAACGTCGAGATCAGAAACATCATCAATGGCACGAATAACGGCGGTGGGTACGCCAACATGAAGCAGATGGAAGACCTGTTGGAAATTGAAAAGGTCTTGGTCGGCGGCGCATACCAGAATGCAGCGAATGAAGCGCAAGCGGAATCGCTGAGTCAGATCTGGGGCGACAATGTTCTGATTTACTTCTCTGCTGAAAAGCCTTCAATGGAAAAGCCTTCATTTGGCTATTCATTCCGTTGGAAGAATGGCGCACTGCCAAATATGCAGGTGGAACGTCATCCGTATGACTCGCGCAAGAAGCGCGAAGAAGTGGAAGTTGGCTATTATCAGGATGAAAAGATAACCGGCGCTGAGTATGGCTTTCTACTGACCGCCGTAAACTCATCAACCTAATGGCCATTGGCCAGTAACCAAATAGGGCCGGCATGAACAGTCCGGCCCTATTTTAACTTAAAAGAGAGACTGAAATGCTTGTAAAAATTAAAGGATTGTCCTCGGCTAGCACTGTTGCCGATGTTGTAACTCAAACCCAGAACGCTCTGGGCGCTGCCATTGGCGATGCGATGCGTGCCAATATCTTAGTTCGCAAGAACACTGCCGCAGTTAACGCTGCCCACGATGCGCTGGACACGGCTAATAAGTCGAAGGTGAAGAAGGACATTGACGCCGCCAAAGGCGTGCTGGAGCTGGCCGACACTGCGTTGGCAACGTCGCAAGTCGCCGTCAACGAGGCCAATGACAACGACGAGTCTATCACTCAAGATCTTGAAGCTCTGTTGGAGGATTGATCAGATATGTTTATCGTAATGCACTGCATGGGACTCCCGTTCAACGGTAAATCGCTGGACACTCAATCATTAGGCGGAAGCGAGTCTGCGGCCTATTACGCCGCGCGAGAATTCGCGAAGGCAGGCCACCGGGTAACTCTCTTCACCACATCTCCTGAAGAAGGCGAGTGGGATGGGGTCCGATACGTTTATGCTGGACGTGATAGCGCTGAATGTCCATTGGGCGAAAACTTTCACTTTTATGCAACTTGCACTCCGCACGACGTCTGTATTATTCAGCGTATGCCGACTGCGTTCACTTATTCTTGGGCCTCCAAAATTAACATTTGGTGGCTCCACGATCTCGCACTTCATCGACAGGCCGGATTGGTCGATAGTCATCTGTGGAACATCGATCAGATTTGGTGCGTCTCAGAGTACCACAAAAAGCAGGTCGTTGAGGTTTATAATCTTAACGAGTCTATCGTGAAGACTGTTACCAACGGTGTTGATCTGGCGCTGTATGGCCATCCTCCTGTGGAGCCTTTTAATGATGGCCGAATTCACTTGCTGTACTCGTCACGGCCGGAGCGCGGCTTTGAGAATCTGGTCAAGCGTGGCGGCATAATCGATCAACTGGACGACCTAGACGATGGCAAAGATTATGTCCTTCATTATTGCTGCTATGAAAACAAGCCAGACCAAATGCGCGAGTATTACGCTCAACTTGAAGCAATGGCCGCTGAAAGATTCAACGTCATCAACGAAGGTCATTTGTCCAAGCAGGAATTAGCCAACCTTATGCGTGCGTGCGATCTCATGGTTTACCCAACAGAGTTCGAGGAAGTTAGCTGTATCACGATGATGGAAGCAATGGCCGCTGGACTTCCGGTGATCACGACTCCTACGGCTGCTCTGCCCGAAACTTGCAAAGACGCCGGGGTCCAATTTGACGGCCTAAGTAATTTCGCGGCGCTCATATCCGATACAAAAGAAGGCGCTCACACCATCGCCAAGGCCCGACAGCTCGCAGCGGCCAACAAATACGATTGGCCTTATGTCGCCAAAAGAATGCTCGACCGAATCGCTGATGAATTTACCCGGCCTGAATCGCCCGGCGCAAAAGTAAAGCGCCTTGTCCAGACCAGCGACATAGCTCACCTTCTTGCAGTCTCGACTCCTCCGACCCCTGCTGTCAAATCGGTAGTTGAAGAATGCTATGGCTTTTTCGTTAACGATGAATTTGAGGCCCACTATGAACAATACTACAAGTACGAATCAAATCGCGGCGCAGTTTATGGGCCAGAAGTCATGGATGGAAATCCTCGTTTTGAGTGCATCGCTGATCTTGTTGTCGGCCATACTACTGTTCTCGATTATGGTTGTGCTCATGGCCACTTTACGGTCAATCTGGCAAAGCGCTTCCCGGAAGTGCAGTTCATCGGAATCGACATCACCGGAAGCAACATCAAAATCGCGCGCGAATGGGCCGTGGCAGAAGGCGTCGCCAACGTCCGCTTCTATCATGGACAGTTCAGAAACGACAAGTATCAAGACCTTGAAGGGAGTTCGGCGAAGCCGCCGCGAAATGCATCACTAGTCATTGCTGCTGAAGTTCTCGAACATGTAGCGGAACCTAATGATATCCTGCGCGGCCTCAAAGCTTTGTGTCGCGGCTTTTGCAGCTTTGCCATCACAACTCCTTTCGGGCCTTGGGAAGCCATCGGCTATCGAGAGCACTGGCCTTGGCGCGCTCATATCCATCACTTCGAACGTCAAGACCTTCACGACATGTACGGCCACCTTGCAGACTTTGGTATCATCGTAGTCCCTGCCGGGCAAGACGATAAAGGAAGGCTGCTGGGCTCATACGTGGCCAAATTCCACGTACACGCCGCGGACAAATTCGGACATGTCAACCGACAGAGGAAGGATCAGCTATTGACAGGCGAGCAAACGCTTGCTCTTTGCATGCTGAGCAATGATGCTACCGGGCTGAAGATCGAGAAGACGATTATGTCGTGCCTTCTCGTGCTTGATGAAGTCGTCATTGCGCTGGATAACGTCAATGAGCGAGCGAACGAAATATTCAATATGAAGCGAAGGCTCGAAAAGGCCGCTCCTGATCTGGATGTCACAATCATCCCAACTCGTCCTGCCACTGAAGTCGGCTTCTCTGCTGCGCGCAATGTCGCGGTTAGTGCCGTCAGATCAGATTGGATCTTAGTGCTGGACGATGACGAGACGCTGTTGCACCCAGAACGCCTCGACAAGTACCTGCGCCACAATCAATATTCGGGATACGCGATTGACCAGCATCACATGAGCATGGAGCCTGCGGG